GGAGAAGGAAAAGGAGAAAGAAATACTTCCTCCGGAAGTAATCCCCCCCTTACCCCCCCAAGGGGGCGTGTGGATGTCCCGGAAGCCTTGATGGAGAACTGGAACGGCTTTTGTGAGATGCGAAAGAAAATCAAAAAGCCCCTCACTGATCGGGCCGCAAAGATGATCCTGAATGAGCTGGAACGGCTGGCGCCGGGGGACAACCACACCAAGGGACTTATTCTCGACCAGAGCGTTAAGCGCTGCTGGCAGGATGTTTACCCGTTGAAAGGCGACAAGTCTGCTGGCGGGACAGACAATGTATTTTTGCAGATGCTGCAGGAGGAGGGACAACATGAACCGCACTGAAACACTGGCTGTTATGTCCATCCTCAAGGCCGCTTACCCAGCGTACTACCGGGACATGAAACGGCAGGATGCCGAAGCGGTGGTAAATCTGTGGGCGGAGATGCTGGCAGACTACCCGGCTAACCTTGTGGCAGCGGCGGTTAAGTCCCACATTGCCAGTGACCGCAAGGGGTTCCCTCCACACATTGGGGCTATCATAGCCGCTATTGGTGAGATCAGCAGACCGGCGGAACTCTCCGAGGGGGAAGCATGGGCGCTGATTGCAAAGGCCCTGCGGAACAGCGGCTACAACAGCGAGAAAGAGTTTGCAGCCCTGCCGGAGAACCTACAACGGTTGGTAGGACACCCCTCCCAGCTGCGGGAATGGGCCAGCATGGACACCGGGACAGTGCAGAGCGTGGTGCAGTCCAACTTTATGCGAAGCTACCGGGCAAGGCAGGAGAGCGAGCGCAAAATGCAAACCCTGCCTGCGGATATCCGGGCGAAGCTGGCAGGGATGGCAGAGGTAAAGCAGCTGCCCAGCTATGACATAGCGCTGGCGGAGCGGATGATGGAGGAGAATGCGTGAAAATCATAATCCCAGAAATCCCCCCATCGCTGAACAAATACGCTGGTCGGGCGAACGCCTGGGACTACCGAGCTGAAAAGCAGCGGTGGCTGAAGCTGTTTGTTGCATACTGCCCCAAGTGCAAACCAATGGGCAAGGCGGTGGTGACCATCACCTACTACTTCCCCACCCGCCACAGGCACGACCCGGATAACTACAACGGCAAGATGCTGATGGACGGGCTGGTACACCGGGGAGTAATCGCAGACGACAGCTTTGACCATGTCGAGCTGCGGCTGCGTGGGGCATACGACCCCAAAAACCCAAGAACAGAAATTGAAATAGAGGAGGTAACGGATGAAAGTACTTGAATTGTTTGCCGGAACGCGGAGTATAGGGAAAGCGTTTGAAAACAGAGGGCATCAAGTGTTTTCTGTGGAATGGGATAAGAATTTTGAAAACATCAATCTTTATGCAGATATCTTAACAGTCACGACGGATGAAATTCTGAATCGTTTTGGACGCCCAGATGTGATTTGGGCAAGTCCGGACTGTTCCACATTCAGCATTGCCGCTATAAGCCATCACCGGAGAAAAAATCCTGTAACAGGAAACCTTGACCCTGTCAGTGACTATGCAAAATTTTGCGATATGGTAGATCAGCATGTATTACAACTAATCAAGGACCTTAATCCAAGGTTTTGGTTCATCGAAAATCCAAGGGGCGGGATGCGGAAGATGTCATGGATGCAAGGTTTTCCGAGGTACACTGTTACATATTGCCAATACGGGGATACACGAATGAAGCCAACGGATATTTGGACGAACCACCCGGAGCCTCAGTTCAAGCCAATGTGCAAGAATGGTGACCCTTGCCACGAAAGAGCTCCCCGTTCTGCAACTATTCGGGCGATGAAGGCCAAGGGGATTAAAATGGAGGTTGGAGGGACACAGTACGGATTAAAGAATAGCCGTGAAAGAAGCATAATTCCCAAAGCACTGTGCCAGCACATAGTGGATATTTGCGAAGAAGGACTATCAAAGGAGGTACCCTGATGGGGCAGAAGGATGTAGAGCGGGAGAAGCCGCTTTTTGAGGGACAAAATGCCGAGGAATTTATCAAGCGATGGAACGCTATCACCAAAGCCATAAAAATGCGCGCAGAGATGTCCGAGCATGAAAAGGTGGTGAGTTATGATGTCATACGATAAAGCGTCTCCTAACGCCAAAATCGGCTGTTCTAATTCAAACGACCCGGAGTTCCTGGAGCAGCTGGTGCGGGAGGGCAAGACAAACAGGGAGATTGCCTTAATTCTCGATCTTGATTACGGCTCTGTGGCACAAATCTTGTCTCGCTATGGAATCAAGAGAGACCCCAACCGGCCCTGCAAGAGATGCGGAGGGCCGATAGGCAGCACCAACACCAGGCAGCTGTATTGCAAGGAGTGCCAAAATGCCATGGACAGCATCCGGGCCCGCAAAAGCAGTATGAAAAAAGCCGAGCCGAAGAAATGTGAATACTGCGGGAAGGACTATTTCGGCCAGCCGGGACAAAAGTACTGCTCAAAGCAATGCTACAAGGACGCGGCGGCATCCGGTAAGTATAAGCGTCCCAAGAATTGGATAAAGCGCCGGGATGGGAAAATCGACATCGAGATAAGGGTTTGCGGCAAAACAACAGAGCGCAGGGAGAGCGTGGACTACTACGAGGCCCGGGGGATTTGGCACCGTGGCTGGATAGGTCAGGGCTATGCCGCCTTAGTAACGGTAGACGGCCATATGCTGGAGACCCTACCGCAAATAAAGACATTCTTCGGATTTAGGAGGGATTCGCTATGAGGAACTGGACGGCAGCGGCAGTTACGATAATCTTAGCTGCTTTCTGCATAATGGTTCTATCGGCTATTTCGGCCGAAAGGTGGAATCATTTGGATGAAGTTGCCCAGGCGCAGATCACCGAAGAGGAACAGGAACGCCGGGAGCAGGCAGCCTACTACAAAGGCTGGCAGGACTGCAAGCAACATTATCTTGAGAATTTTGGAGGTGCAGAATGGACGCAGTAAAATTTTTAGAAGAAACTCGGAGGATGTGCAATACCTACGATGTGTGCGAAGGCTGCCCAGCTAATGCCATAGAGCTAAACATATGATGAATTTCAGAAAATTCTTAAAGCTGTGTAAAGCAAAAGACCCATATGCACTTCAAACTCGTTCAGTAATGTTAACTTGTTTTCTTGCACTTGTTTCTTTCTGTTCAATAGAAATAGGTGGTTGGTTTATGGGATTAGTTGAACCTTCTCATACAGCAGTATTTTGGATGTTATTTGGTTTTGCAATTATTTGCTTTAGTCTTGGTATATTTATAGCATGGTATGAATACAAGCAATGCAATGGAATACAACCTTTAATACCAGATTATCAATATAGAAAGATAATGGAAATCTTAAATGAGGATAAGGAGAATAAATAGAATGGATGCTGTGAAGTTTGTCGAGGAGCGCAGAAGAATGTTTGCTGTGACAGGGGAGGCTCCGAAGTATACCTTATTCAACAAGGGTTCCAGCGCCGAAGATGTGGTAAAAGAAGTTGAGGAATGGTCTGCCGCCCATCCGCGCAAAACGCGGCAGAGCGTGTTTCTGGAGCAATATCCGGAGACAATCATTGATGCGTTCGGGGCACTCCAGATTTGTCCGATGGTTATTTCTGCTGCTCACAGAGATAGTGACGGAGAGTGTAAGGATCCAGCAAAGATGTGCATAGATTGTCGTCGCGAGTTCTGGATGCAGGAGGTAGAGTGATGGAACGACTGACATACCGGCTTAAAACGGGAGAAGTTCTTATGGCAACAGAATACGAAGAAAAGTACACAAAGGATGAGTGGATTGTCATGCTCCAATGCCGCCTTGCCGCCTACGAGGACACGGGACTGACGCCGGAGGAAATTAACGATTTGGCGAGTGTGCGGGAAATATCGCCGGAAGCAGAATACGCCATCAACAAGCACGCCGACAATATCATTGAGCGGCTTGACAAGCTGCTCCACCAGACGGACGACGATGCTCGCCTGCGCGAGCTGGCCGAGGCCGACAAGGACGGGCGTGTGGTGGTGCTGCCGGAAGGAGGAGAAAAAGATGGCTGAATACATAGACAGGGAAGCGTTTAAGAAAAGCGTCGAGGAGCGTTATTGCAAGCCGTGCAAGGCGGAGAAGAAAGACCACAACGGATGCTGGTGTCGTGCCTGTTGGGTTGACGATATGCTCGATGAGGTAGAGTGTTTCCAGCCCGCTGATGTTGCCCCGGTGGTGCATGGACGGTGGGAATACATCCCGCAAACGCTTAACACGCTCAGTCAGTTTAGGTGCCCGTTTTGTAGGTGGTGGTCTCTTGACCCGTCTATTGACGGCGCTTACAACTACTGCCCCAACTGCGGGGCGAAGATGGACGAAAAGGAGGCTACTTATGATTAAGCCCTATATCAAAAATGAAACTGCAGTGGATATTATCTGTAGTATCTGCGACAGAATGTATCCGGGAATGGACTGTGAGCCTGCCGACTGTGAGTGGATGAAGATGCTGACGGAGGAATCTGTTGATGCTGCGCCGGTGGTCAGATGCAAAGACTGCAAGTACAGAGATGGCACACCGGGGCAGCCGAATATACTTTGTGCGCAGATGCACGAGGACGATTTCTGCTCCTACGGCGAAAGAAAGGAGGAGCCACATGATAGACTACAAAAAGACCTGTAAGTGGGAGCTTGGCAGGTATTACGAAAAGCTCATGGCCATCGACAGCCTGCAGGACGAGATCGATATGTTGACGGCCAGAATGGAGGGCATCAGGTCGCCCAAAATGGACGCCACACCTGTACAGGGCGGCAGCTCGACTGCCGAGGAACGCATCATAAACGCCATCTGCAATAGGGACAACCTAACCGTCAACCATGAGCTGGTTAAGTGGCAAGTGCGGCAGATGGACCGTGGCCTGTCTATCCTGACCGACCAGCAGCGCAGGATACTTGAGGTGGCCGTCATGCGGCGTGAGTACAATGCCATCGATAGATTATGTGACGAGCTGCACATCAGCAGGTCGGAGCTGTACCGCAGGATGGACGAGGCACTAAAGAGATACGCTATTTGCCGATACGGTGTGACCGAGCTGTAAAACTTGGGACAAATTCGGGACAAAATAACGCCTAACATAGTGTATACTAATATCGTGGTAAAACACAGACTTCCCTTGACATTCCTCCTGGTGGGGAGCCGGGCCCCTAATCCCGGCAATCTGCTCCCGTAGCTCAATGGTAGAGCGGCTGCCTTGTAAGCAGCGGGTTATAGGTTCAAGCCCTATCGGGTGCTCCACCTTCATGTTTTACCTCCTTTTTACGGGGTCGCCGATGCCCCGTTATCCCATCGGCCGAAGATACATGACCTTCGTAAAAAAGGTGCCACGCTGGCAGGCCGCAAGTTCGCAATAGTCTGCCTTACCAAAAGCAGTCAGAGAGTACCGAAAGGCGCTCTCTTTCTTTATGCCATAAAGGAGGAGATACCTATGGATTTAATAGTCCGCAAAATCCCGCAGAGCGACACCATCAAGGTATATCCGGTATCTGATGTGCATTTGGGCAGCATCCTACATGATAAAGAGGGCTGGCAAGCATTCTGCCGCCGGGTAGAGCGGGAGGACGCTTATCTCATCCTTGGCGGCGATCTCATCAACAACAATACCCGGAACGCGGTGGGAAGCCCCTTTGAGGATTATATCCGCCCGCGGGAGCAGAAAAAGATGATGGTGGAAATGCTAACGCCCATCAAGGATAAGATACTCTGCGCGGTATCCGGTAACCACGAAGCGAGGACAGCCAAGGACACCGACCAAGACATTATGGGCGATATCATGTGCAAGTTGGATATGGAGGACTACTACGCCGAGGATATAGCATTCCTCAAGCTGGAGATTGGGCGCAGGGTAACAAGAGATATCCCTATCACCAGCTATACGATGGCTGTTACCCATGGCTCCGGCGGCGGCATTTACACCGGTGCAACGGTCAACCGCAATGAGCGCTTCGGCTACACCATAGAGGGCATTGACGCTCTGATTGTTGGCCACACCCACAAAGGCACCATCAGTAAGCCCAAAAAGATCGTGGTGGACAGTAACAACAATGTTATCCGTACCAAGCAGCTGGTAGTGGTTAGCTGTACCGCATGGCAGCAGTACGGAGGCTACGCAGCCCGGAAGATGCTATTGCCCAGCAGCGAGAGCGACCATGAGCAGCCGCAGACGCTTCTGCTGTGCGGGAACAAGACAGGCACTAAGCGGATAACAACGGTTTGGTAACAATAATTGGTAGCCCGGCATAGTAGACACCGGGAGGGATAGGGCGGGTAATGATAAAAGGAGGGCACATGGATTTACAAAAAGCAGACAGCAAAGAGTATTTGGAGTTTATAGATAAGTTTGCTCCAAAAACGACAACTGACGATTGTTTTACGCCTCCGTTGGTATATGATGCCGTAAGAGACTGGGTTTGCAAAGAGTACGGGGTGGACAAGGATAAGATCGTCCGCCCATTTTATCCGGGAGGAGATTATCAGAACTTCGACTATTCAAACGGTGCGGTTGTTGTAGATAACCCGCCGTTTTCTATTTTGGCAAAGATATGTATATTTTATCTTGATAAAGGTATTCCATTCTTTCTTTTTGCTCCGGCGCTTACATGCTTGTCCGGGAAAAAATCGGTAATGGAAGTGTGCCACATTATGACCGGATCAACAATAACCTATGCAAATGGCGCAACAGTGGGAACAGCATATGTAACAAATCTCGACGATCCTGACCTCGTATTAAGAACCGCGCCAGACCTATCGGCTGCTATAAAAGTTGCCAATGAAACGCACCTAAAAGAAAAAAAGAGAGTTTTGCAAAAGAACAAATACCCGGATTATGTTTTGACGGCAGCGATGGCAAACACATACGCAAGCCGTGGGGTAGACTACAAGCTGCGAAAATGCGATTGTGTAAAAATATCAGCGCTAGACGAGCAGAAAGAAAAGGGAAAAAAAATATTCGGTGACGGTCTTTTACTTTCGGAACGAGCAGCAGCAGAAAGAGCAGCAGCAGAAAGAGCAGCAGCAGAAGAAAGAGCAGCAGCAGAAGGGGCAGCAGAACGATGGACGCTATCGGATAGGGAATGGGAAATAGTTAGGAACCTTGGCGATGGTTCCGTTTGATTACAATTCTCCCAATTGGAGAAGAAAGCGCCTGCAAATATTAAAGCGCGACGGATATATGTGCCAGCACTGTAAGAGGTATGGCAAAGCGGTACCGGCAACAACCGTCCACCACATCCAACACGCTGACGAGTACCCAGAGATGGCCTTCGCCGATAAAAATTTAATCAGTCTATGTGAGGGATGCCACAACAAACAGCACCCGGAAAAAGCTACAGCAGCAAGGGGCCGTTACTAATATCCCCCCCTATCCGTTGCGCCTTCCGCCTCTATATAGGGACCGGCGGGGGGAACTTTTTCCAACTCTACGGTATATTTTTGAGAAAGGGGAAGCCATGACAAAGGAAAAATGGGTTGAAACTATCGGAAAACAGATGGAAAAACTCGGTACGGCCGACCCATCTTATCAATCTGCGGTAGAAACGCTTGCAGAGATACTGGAACAGCGGGATAAGACCAAGGCCGAGTTCAAAAAGTCCGGCGGTAAGTCCGTCATCGAATATACCAACAAAGGGAACGCCACAAACATGGTAAAAAACCCTCTGTTGATTCTGTGGGACGACCTCAACAAGAGCGCACTGGCATACTGGCGCGAATTGGGGCTTACTCCATCGAGTTTCCGCAAAATGACCGGCGGAGTGAAGGAAAAGGAGGAAAAGGGCGGCCTTGCCGCTGCTCTTGCCAGCCTTGAGACAGATTAAGGGTAAGAACTGGCCCGTAGTCCTTGAGTATGCCGAAAGCATCAGAGACGGGAGAAAGGTAGCTTGCAAGGAATTGCGGCAGGCTGTTGACCGTTTCTTTGCTGACCTCGATAATGACGAGTACGATTTCGCGCCGAAAGGGCCGGAGTTCTGTATTCAAATCATCGAAAAGACCCTCTGCCACCAGCAGGGGGAAAAGCTGGACGGCACACCGCTCCGGGGAAAGCCGTTCCTGCTGGAGCCGTTTCACAAATTCATCATATACAATCTTCTTGGGTTTAAGTTGAAAGGCACCGATGTGGTGCGGTTTCATGAAGCCCTTATTTTTATCCCTCGAAAGAACATCAAAACCAGTTTTGCCGCTTCCCTCGCATGGGCGCTGTCCCTGTGGTACCGGCGCAGCGGTTCCAAAACCTACATATCGGCCGCGGCTCTGATGCAGTCCCTTGAAAGCTTTAATTTTCTGGATTATAACATCCGGCTTATGGGCGAGGATGAGAAGCATGGCGGCGGTGTAAAGATCATTGACAACAACAACGAGCACTCAATGGAGGCAGAGCTTCCAGACGGCTCGTTTTTTATCCGCGCTCTGGCTGCAAACCCGGATGCGCAGGATTCTCTTAACTGCAATATTGCGATCTGCGATGAAATCCACGCTTTTACCAAGCCTAAGCAGTACAACCTTTTTAAGGAAGCCATGAAAGCCTACACCAATAAGCTGCTGATAGGTATTTCCACGGCTGGCGATAACGAACAGGGCTTCCTTGGGCAGCGGCTGCAATACTGCCGAAAGGTGCTGGATGGCACCATCAAGGACGAACAATATTTTATCTTTATGTGTTGCGCCAATCCGGATGAGGAGGGGAATATCGACTATACCAATCCCCTGGTACATGAGATGGCCAATCCGGCCTATGGCGTTTCCATCCGGCCGGAGGAAATTCTAAACGATAGCTTGCAGGCGCAGAATGACCCGCAGCAGCGGAAAGATTTCTTCGCAAAGTCTCTCAATGTCTATACCGGGGCTATCAAGTCCTATTTCAACCTCGACGAATTCCGGCGAAGCGATGAAAAATACAACTGGACGCTGGACGAGCTTTCCAAGCTCCCAATAGACTGGTACGGTGGTGCAGACCTCTCAAAAATGCACGACCTAACGGCGGCTGCGCTTTTTGGGAATTACAAAGGCGTGGATATCATCATCAGTCACGCTTGGTTCCCTGTGGTGCAGGCTCATGTTAAGGCCGACGAGGATGGTATACCGCTTTTCGGCTGGGCCGATGATGGACTTTTGACCATGTGCAACAGTCCAACCGTAAACCACGCCGATGTTGTCAACTGGTTTGTTACAATGCGAAAGCGCGGTTTCCGAATACGACAGGTGGGGCATGACCGTAAATTCTGCCGAGAGTATTTCATTGGCATGAAATCGGCTGGGTTTAACATTATCGACCAACCGCAGTATTTTTACAGGAAATCAGAAGGTTTCCGGCATATCGAGCAGAGCGCCAAAAATGGGACGCTGTACTATATGCATTCCGAAGCATATGAGTATTGTGTTGGGAATGTCTCGGCCGTCGAAAAGACAGACGATATGATCCAGTACGACAAGGTAAGACCGACAAACCGAATTGATGTGTTCGATGCCTCCGTATTCGCCACGGTGCGGTACTTGGAGGCTTTGGATAAATCTAAAGCAGGAAAGAAATGGTGGGGTGATAAATGAGCATAGCAAATTTTTTTGAGCGCTTCCGCTCTCGGGATAAGCCCCAAACGCGGAGCGCTGTATGCCTGTGTGATGGAACCGGCTGGAAAGACCTAACCTGTTCCGGCTATACAGACCTTGCGCACAACCCGGAAATCTGTGCCGCTGTTGATAGGATTGCGTCTTTAATTGGAAGTATGACAATCTATCTGATGCAAAACACCGATAGTGGAGATATCCGGGTTAAAAATGGGCTGTCTCGTGTGGTTGATATCGAGCCGAACAGCTACATGGGTCGGTCAAACTTTATCCAGTGGATCATCAAAACAATGCTGCTGGATGGCCGGGGGAACGCTGTAGTGCTCCCAAAGACCCGGAAGGGGCTGCTCCGGCGGCTTGACCCGATTCCGGCGGCGTTTGTAGCATTTGTACCGAATGGGGAACGGTATTATAGCATCGAAATATCTGGGAAACCCTATGACCCGGAGGATGTGCTGCATTTTGCCATAAATCCGAGCAATTACTACCCATGGCAAGGCACTGGGTACAGCATTGCGCTGGCTGATGTGGCAAATAACCTCAAGCAAGCGGCGAAAACAGAAAATGGTTTCATGGCCAGTGAATGGAAACCGTCTCTTATCGTGAAGGTGGATTCGCTGACGGACGAGTTTTCTGACCCGGAGGGGCGTGCAAAGCTCCTTGGCGATTTTGTTGCAAGCAATAAAGCCGGGGAACCTTGGCTGATTCCTGCCGAGCAATTCTCGGTGGAACAGGTAAGGCCCCTTACTCTATCTGATCTTGCGCTGGCAGACTTCGTAAAACTGGATAAAACGACGGTGGCAACCATTCTTGGCGTGCCGCCTTTTGTTTTGGGCGTTGGCGAGTTCAAGCGAGACGAATGGAACAACTTTATTTCTTCCCGTATCATGCCGATTGCACAGATTTTGGAGCAGGAGTTTAGCCGAAAGCTGCTCGTATCTCCGGATTACTTTTTTCGCTTCAATGTCCGCTCCCTCTACAACTATTCCTTGGAGGAAACCATCAAAGCTGGCGCGGAAATGGTTGACCGCATGGCAATGACACGGAACGAGTGGCGCAGTTGGGTTGGGCTTACTCCGCACGAGGGAATGGATGAGCTTTTGGCCCTTGAAAACTACATTCCCGCGGACCGCCTTGGCGATCAGAAAAAACTAAACGGAGGAGGTGAGTAAATGGTAGGAGCAAGACAGGCAATCAGCCGCAGCGGCGACTTTAAGACACGCGCTGCCGATGGAAACCTTTACATTGAGGGCTATTTCGCAACCTTTACAGGTGAGTACCGGATGTGGGATAAAGCCATCGAGCGCATTGACCGGGGGGCCTTTGACGGAACCCTCGGCGATGATATCCGGGCGCTGGTCAACCATGATACCACAATCGTGCTTGGAAGAACCACAGCCGGTACACTGACCCTCCGCGTTGATGATTTGGGCCTTTGGGGGTCCATCCTAATTAATCAAGCGGATCAGGATGCCATGAACGCTTATGAGCGCGTAAAGCGTGGAGATGTTTCTCAGTGTTCTTTCGGCTTTGACATCCTTGATGAGGAAACCGAAATCCGGCCGGATGGCACAACTGTGTGGACAATTCGCAAAGTCAAGCTGTATGAGGTATCGGTCGTTACCTTCCCAGCCTACGAGGACACCATGGTAGAAGCCAGGAAAAAAGACCTTGAAAAAATCAATGAGCGAAAGCTCGACCAATGGAGAGCTGATGCTCTCAAAAAACTAAGAAAGGAGTGCTGATATGGCACTGAAATCCATTATGATTGCCAAAAAGCTGGAACTGAAAAGAGCAGCTTTTGAGGCACTGGTAGCTAAAGACGCAGAATTTGCAACCCGCTCCGCTGAAATCGAAAAGGCAATCGGCGAGGCTACCACCGATGAGGAGCAGCAGGCTGTTGAGGACGCCATGAACAAATTTACCGAGGAACAGGATGCCCACAACGCCGAAAAAGAAAAACTGTCCGCAGAAATCAAGGGCCTTGAGGAAGATTTGGAAAATGCCGAAAAGGATCCTCCCAAGGCTGAACCCAAAGCAGAAAAGAAAGACGAAAGGAATGATTTTACCATGAATACCATCAACATTCGCTCCCTCCCCATGAATGTGCGCGCCTTTGACGCTCTTCCCAAAGAGCAGCGTGACGCTATCGTAGCCCAGCCCGATGTGCAGACCTTCTTTGCGGAGCTTCGTAACGCTGCCCGCAGTAAGCGTGATATCACCGGTGGCGAGCTGACCATCCCTGTTGTATTCCTCGACCTCATTGCCGAGAATATGTATCGCTATTCCAAGCTGATGCGCCGCGTCCGCATCCGCAATGTCAATGGCGAAGCCCGTCAGACCATTGCTGGTACTGTTCCCGAGGCTGTTTGGACTGAGATGTGTGGTGCCATCAATGAGCTGACTTTCAGCTTTAACCAGATCACCCTCGACGGCTTCAAGGTTGCTGGTTATGTTCCCGTTTGCAACTCTCTGCTTGAGGACAACGATGTAAACCTCGCTTCCTGGATCGTCGAAATGCTGTCCGAGGCTATCGGCCTTGCCAAGGATAAGGCCATCCTGTACGGTAAGGGCGCAGGTCAGAAGATGCCTCTTGGTATCGTGACTCGTCTGGCGCAGGAGAGCAAGCCCAGCGATTACCCGGCCAATGCTCCGGCTTGGGTTGACCTGCATACCTCCAACATCATCACCATTCCCACCGCTTCTACCGGCGAGGCTTTCTGGGCTGCGCTGGCTGTTGCTGCCGGTAACACCTTCACCCGCTATTCCCGCGGCGAGCGCTTCTGGGCTATGAATAGCAAGACCCTGGCTACTCTGCAGTCCAAGGCAATCCTTGCTACCGCTTTGGGCCGGTATGTCACCTTTGACGGTATGACCATGCCCATCATCGGCGGTGATGTGGAAATCCTCGAATTTATCCCCGATGGCGACATCGTTGGCGGCTATGGCGACCTGTACCTGTGGGCGCAGCGCTCCGGCATGACCATCGAAGCATCCCGCGAGGTTCAGTTCATTCAGGACAACACCGTATTCCGCGGCAAAGAGCGTGCTGACGGTATGCCCGTTATCCCCGGCGCTTTCGTGGCTATCAACATCAACGGCGCTTCCGTAACCACCTCCATGACCTTTGCAGCCGATACCGCCAACAACGCCAAGCTGTCCGCTCTGACTGTCGGCAACCTGTCCCTCAGCCCCGCCTTTGACGGTGATGTACTGAGCTACACCGCTACCGCTTCCGCCGCTACCGCCGCTGTAAACGCTACCACTGAGGTTGCTGGTGCGCAGGTCGCTATCGCCTACAACAACGCCAATGTGAAGAACGGCGGCACTGTTACCTGGCTGGCCGATGGTACTGCCCATCCTCTGACCGTAACCGTGAAGAACGGTAACGAGACTGTTGTTTACACCGTCAATGTGACCAAGGCTTCCTAAAGGGGGTTAAAGCATGACAGACGCTGATATCCTCGTGATTTTGAAGGTTGATTTGCAGCTTTCCACAACAGCGCTCGACGATTACCTGTCGGCGCTGATCGCGTCTGCCAAGGAGTATATCGCTACCGAAGGGATTGTACTCTCCACCAGCACCGGCGATGCCATGCTGGTGGAGATGTACGCCGCCTACCTTTACCGGCAACGCCGGGAAAAGGTCGTAGCAATGCCCCGGATGCTCCGGTGGGCACTCAACAACCGGCTGTTTGAGCAAAAGGTGGGTGATTGATTTGGATGATCTCATTACATTAATCTCCCAAACCTTTGAGCAGAACGATATCGGGGTACAGATTGCCACAGAAACCACAACACAGGTCTGGGCGCGGCTGCAGTCCGCTACACGGGCGGAGTTCTATTCCGCCGGTCAAAACGGCTTGCAGCCGTCCCTTGTGGCGGTTACTCCTATCGCCAACTATGCTGGGCAGAAATTAGCCGAGTGGCGTGGGACACGCTATTCCATTTATCGCACCTATTTTGCAACAGGTAGCGATGAAATAGAGCTGTACCTTGAGGAAAAGGTGGGAAACGATGTTGAAAACGGTTAGACCGGATGAGTTGGCAACGGCAATCCTGTCCGAACTGAAAAACTATGACCAGGCCGTTACGAATGGCGTAAAAAAAGAGGTTCGGCAGGTGGCAAAGGAATGCCGCCAAGACATTGTGACCGGCAGCCCGGTACAGACCGGCGATTATAAGGCCGGTTGGCGTGACAAGGTCGCATATGAGAGCTACAGCGATATCCGTATGCGAATTTTCAACAAAACGGATTACCAGCTCACGCACTTGCTGGAACATGGTCACGCAGGCCCAGGCGGAACCGCAAAAGGCTCTGCCCGCCCATTCCCCCACATCGGCCCAGCGGAGCAAAAGGCAGAGCAGAAACTATTAACCCGTGTAAAGGTGGTGATTAAGAAAGGATGACACTGCAAGAGGTCAATTCCCTGTTAAAACAGACGAGGATGCCCGTAGCTTACGGTTACTTCAATAAGCCGCAAAAGTTACCGTATATCCTCTATCGCGTCTCCTACTCCAATAATTTTGGCGCTGACAATGTGGTGTATCACCCCATCAACCATATACAGGTTGAGCTTTACACAAAAGATAAAGACCTAACAGCAGAGGGCAAAGTCGAACAGGCCTTGTCCTCTCTGTTTTGGCAGAAGTCCGAGAGTTACATTGAAGATCAGCAGTGTAACCAAGTAGTTTATGAAATCGAGGTGTAAAAATGGCTGATAAAGTTAAATTCGGTATCTCGAATGTCCATTACGCTATCCTCGACGGGGAAAATAACACCTATGGCACTCCCGTAGCCATCCCCGGCGCAGTTAGCCTGTCTTTGGAGCCTTCCGGCGATACCACACCGTTTTATGCGGACAACATTCAGTATTTCGTAGCCGTGGCGAACAGCGGCTACACCGGCGATCTCGAAGTTGCCGTTTTCCCCGAAGCATTCCTCAAGGATGTTTTCGGGTATACTCTTGACACCACCAGCAAGGTGATGATCGAGAATGCAAACATTCAGCCCAAGTCTTTCGCACTGCTGTTCCAAGAGGAGGGCGATGTGAACGGGACGAAGTTTGTTCTTTACAACTGCACCTGCACTCGGCCTACCCGTGAGCTGAACACCACGACCGAGAGCGTAGAGCCGCAGACGCAAACCGTCAGCATCACCGCTTCCCCGCTGGCAAACGGCAACTCCCTTGCCTACACTACGGCGGAGACCCCGGAGGCGACCGTGAACGGCTGGTACACCGCCGTATTCACTCCGACGACTGGAGGCTGAAATGAACAAAGTAATCGAGATCGACGGAAAAAGCGTAGGGTTGTGCGCTAATGCGCTGACCCCACGCATCTACCGCCATAAAGTGGGTCGGGATATTGTCCGTGACCTGCAAAAGCTACAAACGGCAGCGACATCCGAGGACGGATCTTTTTCCGTAAGCGATCTTGAAATATTTGAGGATGTCGCTTTTATCATGGCTCGGCAATATGACGGGTCCATCCCGGACAATGTTGACGAGTGGCTGGAGCAGTTTGAGATGTTTTCCATCTATAAAGTGCTCCCTGCCATTTTGGAGCTTTGGAGCCTGAACAACAAGACTACCGCTGTTCCAAAAAAAAAATAAAACAAACCGTGCGTGAGCCCACCGGGTCAACCTTTATGCTCCGCTGCGCTGAACTCGGGTTATCCGATGAAGCGCTGGAGGACATGACCTGCGGAATGGTCTATGATTTGATGATCGAAAAGGCCAACGACGCAGAACAGTATGCCATAAAGGGCAGACCCGGCGGCTTGCGTGATTTCTTCGCAGGAGGTGGTAAGATTGGCTGAAAATGTTAAAGGCATCGTTGTTGAAATCGGCGGCGATACAAAGGGATTGTCGAAAGCGATCAGCTCGCTGAACAGCGAAATCCGTGGGACACAATCGGAGCTTAATAAAGTCAATCGCCTGCTGAAACTCGACCCGACCAATATTGACCTGCTCAAGCAAAAGGAGAAGTTGCTCGGGGAACAAATCAAAAATACAGAAAACAAGGTTGAAAGCCTCCGAAACGCCAAAAAGAAAGCGGATCAGGAAATGGCGGACGGCACGGAGATCAACCAAAAACAATACCGTGAGTTAGTCCGGGAACTGACCAGCGCCGAACTAAAGCTGAAAGACCTACAGGCCGAAGCGTCCAAGAGCCGTGCGGCACTCGCACAGGTTTCAGCGGTTACCGGCGAAATAGCAGAAAAGTCCGGGAACATTGCAAAGAAGTTTGCACCGGCATCTTTGGCCTTTGCAGGAGCAGGAGTGGCAGCCACAAAAGCGGCTGTAGAATTTGAAAGCGCCTTTGCTGGCGTTGAAAAAACAGTAGACGGCACTACAGAGCAGCTTGCGGCACTCAGGCAGGGCATATTGGACATGGCAGAAGAAATCCCTGCGTCCACTACGGAGATTGCTGCGGTTGCGGAAGCTGCTGGACAGTTGGGTATTGCCACCGATGATGTACTTGACTTTACCCGCGTTATGATCGACTTGGGCGAAGCAACCAACCTTTCCGCTGATGAAGCTGCCTCTGCACTTGCCAAATTTGCCAACATTACCGGAACGACCGCTGATGAATACTCCAAACTCGGCAGTACCATCGTTGACCTTGGTAATAACTTTGCCACAACAGAGCGCGATATTGTTGAGATGGCTACACGCCTTGCGTCTGCTGGTACAGTTGCCGGGTTGTCCGAACAGGATATCCTTGCATTGTCTACCGCAATGTCCTCGGTTGGCATCAACGCAGAGGCAGGCGGTACGGCAATGACCCAAACAATGACCGCAATAAGCAAGGCTGTGTCTGCCGGCGGTGATGATCTTGAAACATTCGCAAAGATCGCTGGTGTATCTGCTTCTGAATTCGCAGATATGTGGGGCAATGAACCGATAGACGCAATCAGTGCTTTCATCGGCGGGCTTGGGAAGATGAACGAAAATGGAGAGGACACAATCTCCGTATTGGATGAATTGGGGCTCTCCGGGATTCGCCAGTCCAATATGCTCCGTGCGTTAGCCCTTGCGTCCGATGTATTGGGCGATGCTGTTACAACCGCAAATACTGCATGGGACGAAAATATTGCCCTCTCCAACGAGGCAAGCAAAAGATACGCAACGACCGAAAGCCAGATGAAAATACTCCGAAACGGGCTCAATAACTTGGCGATTTCCATCGGTGATATCCTGCTGCCGATTATCAATAAAATCGTCGCAGGACTTCAAAATGCAATCGAATGGTTTACAAATCTCGACGATGGGGTTAAAAAGACGATCCTTATTGTCGGCGGCCTTATTGCGGCGATTTCCCCGATTGCAGGTATTATTTCGGGAATTGCCGGAGCCATCAGCTTTATAACTGGAACGGTTATCCCGGCGCTGATAACGGCCATAAATTTCATAATCGCAAATCCTATCGTGCTGCTCATAGCTGCCATTGTAGGACTTGTTGCTTGGATTGCAACAAGTGGAGATGAGATACAAGCCATTCTCCAGCGTGTGGATGATTTCTTGCAGGGCGTATTTACGACTGACTGGTCGGAATCGTTCGGAATATTGGGGGAAATCTTAAATTTCTTCTTCGCAACAGTAAAATCTATTTGGGATTCCATAAAGGCCGTTTTTGACGGTATTATCGATTTCATCCGTGGCGTATTCACGGGGGACTGGGAAAGAGCATGGACAGGTGTTCAGGAAATCTTTAAGGGCATCTTTACGGCCCTTGTGGCGATTGCAAAGGCTCCTCTTAATGGCATCATCGGCCTTATCAACATGGTTATTGACGCCATTAACTGGATGATAAACGGCCTTAACAGCATTCACTTTGATGTTCCGGATTGGGTGCCTGTGCTGGGTGGTAAATCGCTTGGCTTTAATATCCCGACCATTGGGAAGATCGCATACCTTGCGAAAGGCGGCATCTTATCCTCCGGCAGCGCCATTGTTGGCGAAGCTGGCCCAGAACTGCTTACCATGGCGGGTGGGCGTGCTCATGTTATGCCCCTCAACGGTGACGCAGGCCGTGGTGGAATTACCATCGAGATGAACAACACCTTTAATGGTTACGACAACGCTGCTGGTGAAGCTGCTGCCCGCAATTTGGTGCAGGCAGTAAACCGCGCACTCGGGAGGGCCTACTAATGAGAAAATTTAAGCTCCAAAACAATGTAGGCGCCGAGTGGGATTTGATGGATAAAACTTCGTACCTTAATGCGCCGGGTGGATTGGGCTTCGGAAAAACCTACTCCACCATACAAGCCGGAAGCGCATGGCTGGTATCGGATGATTTCCTTAACCAGTATGCCGTTACAGGCGAAATGATATTCTTCGACTATGCACGGTATCAGGCGTTTATTTCGTTTGTGACAAAAGGCCCGCTTTACCTGATGTATTCTCCGCTGGACACATGGTACAAAATCAAGTGCGAAGTGCAGTCTGCGGATAAGTCGGAGCTGAAATCCGGCTATTTGGCAGTACCGATTACATTCCTCTGCTTCGGGACTTGGCACGAAGCTGTTAAGGTAACGCAAAGCCAAGCGCCAGACCAAGGGATTAAAAGGTACAGCTATACCTATCCATATTATTACGCAGAAACAGCAACAGGAACTGCAAAGATAAGAAACGGAGATTTGGCATCTCCGTGCAAGCTGCAAATCTTCGGGCCGGTCGTCAATCCTGCTTGGGCGCTTATCAAGGCCGGTACCCGTGTAGCGGTCGGAAAAGTAACCGCAACAATCCCTGACGGCCACAAACTCGTTGTTGATGCTGACCCTGCAACAATGGAGATCGCCGAGTATGCGCTGGACGGGACATACATCCAAAACCTGTACCAGTCCAGCGACTTTTCGACCGGAAGATTTATCTATGCTCCGCCGGGGGAAAGCACTTTGACATTTTCGCACGACGGAACATCGGATATAACCGCATATGTGGAGGTGGAAAAACTTGCGTACTCTGTTTAAGTGTGAAGTGTTCGCTCGTGATTATACTTTCCGCAGCTTTGCGCCGATTGAAAGCCCGGAGATACAGTTTGACTACCTAACGGCGGAAAAAACCACTCTTCGGGCGGTTAAAATCGATGCAAAGAAAGGCGATTTTATCAGCGTGACCGACCAAAACGGCGTTGTAGCCTATCAGGGGATCGTGGATGATGTCGAAACCGACAAAACAGGCGTGACCATCTCTGCACAGCCATTGATGGCGCTGTTTGATGTTGATGTGCATTTTGACCGCGCCACATCCTCCAAAATAGAGCAGTTTATCGCCGGTATCATAACGGACAATTTCATTTCCTCCCATGATGCATTACAAAACATCACCGGCATGACGGTGGAAACGACCTCCGAGACCACCGGAGCGCTGAACCTCAAGGATAACATCCACAGCTTTTACGAGATCATTACCAAATCCTTGACAGCTTACGGCATAGCCATAAACATGGCCTTTGACCCGCAGAATAAGGCTATTACCGTTACGGTTGGAAAGGTAAGTGAAAGCGCTGTCATCGAAGCAAGCCTACAAGCCATTGTGGATAAAAATATTATCATTGGCGACAGCTCCGGCCAGCTGAACAAGGTGACCATCTACAACAAAGCGGATGAAACGCAGAATGTTACCTATTATCTGCACCCAAACGGAAAGGTTGACACCAACAATTCCGACCGGATTACGCCGGTATTCTTCGCAGCGCAGTTTTTGGAGACCGATGTAGACTTTGATACCGCAGCTTATCAAAAGGCATACGAAGCACTCACTCCGCAGCAGTATGACAACATGATTGAGCTGACTGCCCGCAACGACTGCGGCGTGCTTGATACCTCTATGGCCATTGGTACAGAGGTGCTTGTAATTGACGGAGACAGCAGTTACAAATCCATCCTTACCGGCTATACCCGGTCACAGGATATCACAAAAATGACCTTTGGCGTTGTCCGCGCCGATTTGACCAAAATCCTAATCCTTGAAAGGAGGGCAAACGCATGATAACGCTACTCCAATATAACGCATCTATTGTTACCCCTACCGATGATGCTTACCTGTATAATCACATCATCAACGACAGCGGTATATTTACCGGCGTTGAGGTAACAACACAGGGCGGAAACATCATCAATGTTTCGGATGGCCGCGGAATTATCCTCGGCCGAAACTTTGTGGTAGAAGCGCAGACCATCAATGCTACGCTCCCGACCAGCGGCTCCGTCCCCGGTCGATTGCTTATCCAAATTGACATGGCAAACACCGAAGCACCGATTGCTTTTGTTACGCAGGCGCAAGACCCGCTCCCCGCACTCGTGCAGGAGGACATCAATGCAAGCGGTACGGTGTATCAGCTGCCGATAGCAACTTTTACGGCACAGCCGACGATGGTTTCCGATTTACAGTATGTTGCGCACACCATCAGCCCCGGTACTGTTTCGAGCTTTAACGGCCGCACCGGAGCGGTGACACCGCAAACCGGCGATTACACCGGCAGCCAAATCAAAATCCCCGGCTACAAGCAGGCAACCTCCCGGCAGAATGTAACCGCAACAGACACGGTAACGCAGGCCATCGGTAAAATGGAGTACAAAATAAACCGCACTTTTGTGGTTAAGCAAATCTCCCTCCCTGCCGCATCTTGGATGGGCGCAGAAAGTCCGTACAGCCAAACCGTTACCATCAGCGGTATTACAGTCAACAGCAAAGTAGACATCCAAATGGACGCAACAGCCCTCGGTGTACTCATCGACAGCGGCACCAGCGCTATCTGGATTGAAAACAACAATGGCACCCTTACCGCAAAAGCGCTGGGAGAGAAGCCCAATGCCAATCTTTCGGTTCAGGTGACCATCACGGAGGTAACTGCATGAGCGTAATTTACGGCAACCCAATTGTTACCAGCGGGGGGGGGGTAAAACTCAACATTGACTATGGAGCAACCCCTCCATCTGATACCACCAAGCTCTGGGTACCATTGGCAAAAAAACCTGATGCTGTTGAGTGTAGTCCTGTATTGAATTATGGAAACGAATACACTGAGACAAAGAATTGGACAGTTGGTTTTTCTCAGCTTAGAAGTGACTGGCCGCAAATGTGTTCGTACGGCAATTATATTTATTCTGTTTGTCCATATACAGGTAGTCAGCAAAATGACATATATAGATATGATGTAACAACAGGAGAAAGAACGACTTTTTATTCAGATCTGGTTTACCAAAATTATGTACTCGCATTTACTGTTGGCAAATACATATATACTTTTAATCATACTGTTGGGGCAGATTCCGAGTATGTAGATAAGTTTGATTTGGAAACAGGAGAAAAAACTACACTAAGAAATGTTTCTTATCCCTTTCCCGGTACGCAAATACACTATTTTTCAAGTGGCTGTGTTAGTGGCAATAAAATATTTCTTGTTGGCTCATTT